GAAACCTTCACTTTCCAATTGGTCTTGCACCTGTCTGAGTACCACGCCGTTTTGGAGGTTAATAAGTCCTTGCACATTCTCCCCAATAACGAATTCGGGTTTGATCTCCCTAATGAGTCTAAGCATTTCTGGCCAGAGATAGCGGTTGTCGTTTGTTCCTTTTTGTTTACCTGCGACGCTGAAGGGTTGGCAGGGAAATCCTCCAGTAATGACATCTGCTTCGTATTCTTTTCCTTTGACATTTTTTATATCCTCCTCGATTGGTATGTTAGGAAAGTTCTTTTGTAAAACTTTCTGACAGTATTTATCCATCTCAACAAATTTCACTGTCTCAAAAAAACCTGTTGAATCTAAGCCTAAAGCAAATCCTCCTATACCTGAAAATAAATCTAAGACTTTTAATTTTCTATTCACGAATAATCTCTTTCCAAAATCATTTCTAAATAATGTATTGCTTTTTTTATATCTTGCTCTTTCCCTTTCGACTGATGCCGACAGATATATTTTATAGCATTACCTTCTGCGAAAAGCAACTTGTTCTCATTTATAAACTCTGCGGGCTGAATCTTCATCGAGCGATAATGTTTTCCGCCTACCTGATCTTCTAATGAATTGTATGTCGTTCCTTTAAATATATCTTTAGATGTCATAACCCCTTTCTGTTTTTGCATAAATTATATTTAGTTCTTTTTTAGCTCTAGTAACCCCCACATAAAACAATCTATGTTCATCATCAGGATTATCTAAATATTTATAGTACGCTGCATTACTCAAATCAGTTAATAAAATTACGTTATCTCTTTCATTACCTTTTACCCCATGAATAGTTGATATTTTAATTCTAGGATCTTTTGATAAATCTTCTCCATTTTTTATTAGTTTCTGTATTTTTCTAATCTCATCATCTCCTAGATCATCAAAAGCAATATACCATTCATCATCTGTTTTTAAACCATATTTTTCTTTCAAAGTGTCTATGTCGTAAAAATTTTCTTTTGACATATGTTTCATTAACTTTAAATCAACATTCTTACTCATCTTATTAGTTATCTTTTTATAATCATTATAATGTATAGGAGTTCCTTCTTTTAATTTATTCCAATTTTCAATCAAAGAATATATGTTTTGAACTCTAGGGGTTGAGTTTCTACGTTGAAAAAAGAAACCGTTTTGATCTAAATAGTAGGCTATTTTTTCTAAAAATAAATTTGTTCTTGCAAGTATTAACCATTCTCCTTTAGATAAATCTACCTTATCTATCTCCCAATGGTAATTAACTTTTCCTAAATCTTCTTTAGGTACCCAATTCTTTTCCACTCTATTCTTAACTTTTTTAATAATATTGTTTGCTACATTAAATATATTTTTGGGAACTCTATAAGACTGCTGCAATATAACTTTTTCTCCCTCTAAATTTATAAAACTTTCAGCGTCTGCACCATTCCATTTATAAATAGCTTGATCATCATCGCCTGCAATAATAGATCGTTTAGAACTCTTTTCTAATTTTTTAACGATATCCCATTGTATTAAACTTAAATCTTGTGCTTCATCTATAAATATAACTTCAAACTTTGGACTCTCTCCTTTGTCTAAAAATTTTTCTAACATATCAATATAATCAATTAATCCTTTTTGTTTTTTGTATTGATGTAGTTCTTTATTAATTATATCTAGTTTATCGTGTG